CACGCCGACCACGCTGCCGGTGGCATCGACGCTCTCCCGCGTGAAGCTCTGGTACGTCGAGAACCTTGCCGCCGCCACCGCGACTGCCGCTGCCGACGTGACTGTGGCTGGCGCGCCGGTAAACGGCACCGTCGCTCGCGGCCAGATGGTGCTGGCGACGAACGATTACACGGGGTGGACCGCCGCCAGCGTGACCATCACCGGCACGGCTGGCACGTCCTACAAGATCATCGCGTTGGGGAACTAGCCTTGGCTTTGACTGCCGGGACGCTACGCCGCCGAGTGACCATCGAAAAGCTGAGCGACCAAACGCTCAATGCTTTCGGTGAGTCTGTCCAAACGTCTGACCAGTGGATTGTCGTGCGTAGCGTGTGGGCTGGCGTAATGGCGATCAACGCTCGCGAGATTGTGCAAAGCGACCGCACGCAAAACACCATTACTTACAAAGTGCGGATGCGGGCGCAGCCAGACCTGACGACGAAGCACCGGCTGCGGTGGCAGGGCGGCGTACTAAACATTCAGAGCATTGTGCTGCGTGGCGCACGGCTGGAAGAACAAGAAATCCTCTGCGCAGAACAGGTGGACTAATGGGCGGCTTTGGCGGAACGCTCAAGCGTCAGGGGTATGCAAGCAATACCGTCCGTTTTGAGGGCGACGAGTACCTGCTTGCCGCCCTGCAATCACTGCCTGACGTTATCTGCAAAAAGTATCTGACTTTGGCGATTGGCGCTGGACTTGAGCCTGTGAAGGCCGCTCTTACTGCAAACACTCCGGTCGGGCTTGCCGGCACGCTGAAGGCGTCAGTTGGCAGTGCCGTAAAGTTCTATCGATACAAAAAGGGGGTTGGCACTGCGTTTGGGATTGTTGGGTACAGACGCGACATGAAGGCTGCTGGTGGGCGAGCTATGCACTCGCACCTCATTGAGCACGGGACCGAAGATCGTTTCCCAAAAAACGGGCCGTACCTGTCGTCGTACAGATCTGGCGACACGCCGCCCGCTTCTTGGTACGGCCCCTGGCCTATGTTTGCCCGTCGCGTGGCTGGCGTTCGCGCAATGCGCCCGCTTGGAAATGCTTTTGCAGCTACTAGCAGTCAGGCGAGAGACATCATCATACGCGAGATGCAGGCGGGCCTTGAGGCTGGCATTGCCGAGGCATCAAGGGAAGGACTTTGATGCAGCAGGACGTTCCCGAGAAATACGTTCACTGGAAGCTGACAAGCGACCCCGGCACGGCCACGCTGTTCGGCTTTCGCGTCTACCCGATCATCGCCCCGCAGGGGGCGACCAAGGCCGACAACGGAGGCGTGTTGACGTTTGCCGTGTTCCGGCGGCTGTCGGTCAACCGCGACACCAAGACTCTCGCCATCGGCGTCGAGGAGGAGGCCGTTGCATACACGATCCAAGTGGACACCTACGCGGAAAGCTACGCCGCAGTCCGCACTGCCGCCAACGCCGTGACGAGCGTTCTACACGGAGCGACGGAACAGGTGTGGGGCAGTAACGTGTTCTATAGCCTGCTGAAGACGGAGCAGGACGACATCGTGGTGCCGGTAGACGGCAAGGCCATGCCCATCTACTCGGTGGGCCAGCAGTACGAAATACGAGTCACATCGACGTTCTAGCAGGAGGCAGGGATGCCAGACGCACAAGGCAGCACGATTGAATCTTCGCAGGGCAACGGCGGGTTCACGTTCGGCACTGCCACGTTCAAGATCACATCGCTCGACGTGTCCGCGACGGCGGCTCAGACCGACGTGTCGCATCTCGGTCTGACCGTGAACGCCAAGCGGATTCTCAAGAAGTCACCGCTGAACGACTCGCCGGAAGTGAAGATCGACTTCATCGGCAACTCGCTCCCCGCCGTCGGCACGAAGAGCACGTTCGTACTGACCGGCTCGTTCGCGTCCACCAAGGCGGGCGATTGCACGAAGGCAATCTGCACGCAGGCCAGCCTCAAGGCGGCTGTCGGTGAAATCATCAAGGGTTCTGCCACGTTCAAGCTCTCCAAGACCTGAGAGGTAATTCATGTCCACCGGAAATACGACGATCACCTCCAGCCAAGGTGCGACGCTGTCTTTTGGCAGTTCCATCGGCCACATCACCGGCATCGACGTGAGCCGGTCGACTGGCACGATCGACACCAGCGACCTGACGTTGGCTGACGGCGACCCTCGCTCCTACGAACCGGCGCAGCTTCTCGACGGCGACGAGGTAAAGGTCGAGGCGTTGTATTCGTCAGCGGAGACGTACCCGCAAGTCGGTGCGTCGGGGAACCTGTCTACGTCTGTCGGCGCGCTGAACGGCACCGCAGTCTGCACCGCGTCGAACGTAAAGTACGCCGTGGGCGAGGTCGTCAAGCTCTCCATGACGTTCAAGCTCGGCGGCACCCCTGACTGATCGGGGGCGTTCGTGAGCGTCGTCACGTCCCAAGGCACGACCGTTTCGTTCAACGGATCGACGCTCGGCAAGATTGTCGGCGTAAACGGTTCGTTCTCTACAGGGGCCAAGGAGATTCGTCCGCTTGCCGCGAATGTTGCACCGGACACCGGGCAGTATTTGGCCGTGTACGAGCAGACGACGTGCGACCAGACTGTTGAGCTTGAAGCCATTGCTGGCTCGTTCAACCTATCCAGCGTAGGGAAAAAAGGGCGTCTGGCTGTGAACGGCACTGGCTGGTCGTTTTCGTTTGGCACGGCCTTCCTTGAGAACATCAAGGTGACAGCAAAAGTTGGCGACGTGCTTAGACTCAGCTACTCGTTCAAGCGTAGCTACGAATAACCACACAGGAGCAGATCATGCTGTTGACCAAAGAACAGATTCTCGCCGCCGACGACCGAGCCTCCATCGAAACAAACGTCCCCGAGTGGGGCGGCAGCGTCTACGTCCGCGTGATGAGCGGCACGGAGCGGGAGTCGTTTGAGCGGGAGTGGACAAGCACCGAGGAAAAGCTGCTGCCGCAATACAAGGTCAAGCTGCTGCGGCGGTGCCTGTGCAACGACAAGGGCGAGACGCTTTTCACCAACGACGACCTTGCCGCTCTTGGCGAGAAGAACGCGCTGGTGCTGGATCGGCTGTTCACCGAGTGCATGAAGCTGAACGGCTTCGCCAAGGACGCGGTGGAGGAAGCGGCAAAAAACTAGACCGCCCTCCACGCGAGGGCATGTTAAGCAAAAAGTTCTATCACCGGCTCGCCCTTGCATTGGGGCGGTCGGTGAAAGAACTGCTGGCGACGGTTGACAGTCAGGAGTTGGTCGACTGGGCGGCGTACTACATCCATGAGCCGTGGGGCATGGAGTGGATGCAAGCCGCGAGAATTGCGACGACGATTGCGTGGAGTGCCGGTGCGAAGGACGTTGACGAGCGTTCCTTCCTGCCGGTTTATTTCGACAGGCCGATGACTGAGGATCAGATCAAGCAAGAGTTGGCGAAGCTCGGCGGATTGTTTCAGCCCAAGGATGGGTAGCGATGGCAGACGTAATTGGTTCCGTACGCGCCACGTTTACCGCCTCTGCTGGCGGAATGTTGGGTGCCATCGACCAAGTTGTTGGCAAGCTCGGGTCGTTTGCGGCTGCAACTAAGAGAACCCAGGCCCAGACTGCTGACTACAACAAGATCGTCGGCGATCTTGGATCTGCGTTTCTTGGCGGCGGAATCACCGCAGAAGAATATGCCGAGAAGGTGGGCCGGGTTCAGGGCAAGTTCAAGGGTATTGGCGAAGCCGAGCGGATGCGGATGGCCGTTGAGGCTCTTGGCATGGCTCAGTTGGCTGGCACTCGCGATGCAGCTGAGTTGGCAGCCGCAGAGGCAAAAGTCACTGCTGCCGTTCGCAATGCAACTCCTGCAATTGAGCGGCTGTCTGTAGACCTCGCAAAAAACCGTGCCGACTTCTTGGCCGGGAAGATCAGTGCCGACCAGTATCGCCAAACCATCGCCACGCTGCCCGGCCAGATCAACGGCACCGAAACCGCGATGCAGAAGATGGAGCGTGTTTTCAAGCAGGCGCAAGAGACTGTGCGCGGCTTGCGGACGCCAACCGACGAGTTGCAGCAGCAGTTGGCAGAGTTGAAAGAACAAGAAGAAGCCGGTGCGATCAGCGACCAGCAATACGCACAAGCCAAGGGGCTGATTGAACAAAAGCTCCGCGAACTGACTCCCGAGTTCATCGCGGCCAAGGCTGCTGAAGAAGAACTCAACAAAGCGATGGAGAGAGGCAAGGCAGTCACCGAGTCGCTGTTGACGCCACAGCAGCAGTACGAGCGGAACGTCGCGGAGCTTGACGAACTGCTTTCCAAGAACGCCATCACTGCCGAGACGCACGCCGCCGGCATCCGCAAGGAGAAAGCCGCCCTCGACGCCGCCGACCCGGCGATGCAGGAACTCAACCGGGCGATGGAGGATGGCAAGGCGATCACGCAGGCGATGCTGACGCCGACGGAGAAGTACGAAGAAGAAA